GGCATCGGCGGCTGCGGCGGTCCACCGCCACCTCCACCCGGTGCGCCTCCCGCGCCCGGTTGCCCGCCGCCCTGACCCATCTGGCCCATGATTTTCTGCAGCAGCGCACCACGCACCACTCGCTGCAGCATGTCCTGAAGGTGCGTGCGTTGCACACCCGCTGTCGGTGCGCCTTGTGGGATGTGACGAGACAGGCGGGTGACAGAACTCAGCGCGTCACGGTGGATCGGGGTTCCCGGCGCGAGACCGGGCAGCGCCTGCTGGATCATGCTGATGGCCTGCATCACCATCTGCATCGAGTTGGCCTGATCGCCGGGACCGGGTGCGCTGACCTGCATGCCGCGTTGCCGGTTGGCCAGCGCAGCCAAAATCGGGCCGCCGCCCTGCGGTGGGCCGCCCGGTGCAGGAGCGCCACCACCACCACCGCCAGGATCAGGCGCAGCAGGAGGTCCGCCACCCGCATTCGGATCATCGCCTGCATCAGCCGCATCTTGAAATGCCATAGCTTGCCCTCTTGGTGCCGCCCCCGTTGTTTTGTGAACGGGGGTGCGGTGGGGGATGGCAACGGGGGCGACCTGTCCCGCTACGGCAGGACGAAACCAAGGCTACACCTCACTTTCGTCGTCGTCCACCACCTCCACCGGCTTGCTTTTTGTTGCCGCCTGGGAAGCCGAGAACCTCTTTGATGGTGTCCTTGGCTTCCTCGGCCTGCGCCGCCGCCGCTTGTTTCTTTTGCCGCTGTCGCAGTCGTGACAGCAACAGCTCCGCGCCCGGCGGGTGCAGCATGTGGATCAGATCTTCACCGTCGATGGCTCCGGCGCGCGCCAGCGCGATGGCCACCTGCCGATTGTCTTCGGCGAAGGCTGGCGAGGCGCTGTGGCTGTCGACCTGCACCTGAAAATCGTCGGGCATGTCGTGCAGCGTGAATTGGATTTTGTTGTCGCCGGTCTCGTAGATGAACGGGTCCATCGCTTGCATGATGCGGAAGCTCAGATAGCCGCTCTCGGCCAGTTGTCGTTCGATGCGGGCGGCTTGATCAATAAGGCGGGGTGTTGATGTACGGACCAAAGTTTGTGCATGGACCCCAGCACGAACACCCGGCTCACCTTGTCCCGACATGACGGGGGAGAAGCCAGATGCTTCATCAAACAATCCAAAAAGGAACTGCAGCTCTTCCAGATAATTAGGTGGTGGCGGGTCGAGCAGCTTGGTGGCTTTGGCGTTAGGATTAGGATCATTGAGAAAGCCGCCTTCACTGATGATCTTGAAGTACTGCTCTTCGGTGATCGAGGTGAAACCGGAGAACACCTGCGGTGAATTGACGTTGCGGTCCCACATGACTTTCAGATCGCGCATGCGCTTGTTGAGCACGTCTTGCAGCATCTGCACGTCGGCAATGATCGAGCGGCCCCAGAAGTAGCCCGGCGTGGCCTGGGCCTGGATTTTGACGAACGATGTCTTGCCGGGGATGCGCGACAGATTGCGATGGGTCTTGTCGCCCTCGATGATGATCGGCTCCGCGCCATAGATGCACTGGATCGTGGTGTAGTCGCCGTCGCGGTCGCGGTCCTTGATCCACAGCTCGCAGTGTTTGACGGTGGGCGCGAGACGCCGGTTCGGCCGCCACGGCGTCGGCACTGGAAAGACGTTGACAATACCCGCAGCTTCCGAACGCGGCGCACCGCCGGGCTGGTCGCCCAGAGGGTTGAGGCCGCCGACCACCATCTGGTGGAAGTAGGTTGGCTCTTCGGCGTCGCGGTCGGTGCGTCGACCTTCCTCGATTTGTTTGATGATCGCAGCCCCGTGGGGGTGGTCCTGCAGGATGGTGCGCAGCCGCGAGATCGTCGGATAGCTGACGTGACAGAACCCCTCCTGCTCTTCGAGCTGGAGCGTGGTTTCGGATAACACGCCAAAATTCTGTGGATGCACCATGCCGAGCTGGAAGCCGCTTTCGCTCGGCACATGCTTAAGCAGTTGCGCCCCGTTGACCAACCCCCAGACCACGCTCTCGGCGAAGGTCACGTCGCTGTCGGTGTTGCGATAGTCGGCGGTGAGCTTCTCTGAGACCAGCTCGGCGCGTTCGAGCACGCTGTCGTCCTGGCTGGTGTCGTAGACCAGCGCGAAGCGCACGTCGGTCGGCTGCATCAGAAAACCGGCGAGCTTGTCAATGAACGGTTTGCATTTGTTGTAGATCGCGGCACGCGCGTCGTAGGTGCCCATGTAGTAATATTGCGCGGCGCGGGTGTAGGTCATGCCGCGTTCTTCCGATGATGCCATGCACTCGTCGATCATCTCTTTGACCCACAGCCCGAAGTCTTTCTCGGGAATGCGCAGCATCAGCGAAAGTCCTTGTCCTGGGAACGCCACTCGACTTCACGATAGATCGCATTGAGCTGACCGGCAATATTCTCCATCGGCATTTTGCCAACCCAACACCACAGCGCCGCTTCGTACTCGATCAGCTCGCGCATGGTCATCTTGGTGATGCGCTCTTTGAGATGCGAGACGCGCGGTGCCTTGCCCTGACTGTGCAGGATGATCGGCATCACCACACCTTCATCGACCGTCGCTTTGAAACCTCGATCAGATCCGGCTGCTCGCCGCTCTTGAGCATCGCCTGCAGCGTGTCGACGCCGGAGAAGCCGCCGTTGCTCATGCGGGTCTGGCGGCCGACAGCGACGGCGGTCTCCAGCATCGCGCCCGCCGCGCCCCAGGTGCTGGCCTGGGTCGGCGTGCCTTGATCCTTGTAACGGAATGTCGGCGTGCTCTCTTTGCGATGATCGCGTTTGATGTCGGCGACGCCGTAGTCTTCGTCGAGGATTTTTTCGGTCAGCGCGTTGGCGCGGGCGTTGAGTGAGCCGGTGATCGCGACCGGCTTGAACTCCTGCTGCATGGCGCGGCGCGCGCAGTGCGGGCAATTCGGCGGCGGATCTTCACTTTGTTCCAGCGTCAGCCAGACTTCGAGGAAGTTGCCGCAATCAGGACAGCCATAGGTGCGAACGATAGGCATGGTCACATCCTCACAAAAAAGCACAGCACCAGCAGCAGCAACAAAATCGCGATGACCCAGTACAGCGTGCGCGTGATCATCCGTGGACCATGTGAAACGCTCTCGAAGTCAAGATCAGCATAATCAAAAAGATCGCCCAGCACCCAATCAACAACGCCCACCACGGTGGCGGTGGGATGCCCATCAGAACCTTGTCTTGTGCTCGCGCGACTTGCGATTGATGCCAGCAAAATGTTGACTGAAGGCGAACGATAGCACGGTCGCCATGTTCTGGGGAGGTCGTTCGCCTTTGACGCTGTCCCAGGTGATGTTGCGCGCCACCAACATCGGCCGTCGCCACTCGACCCAGGCATGATGGGCCAGCACCAGCGCCGACACGAGGTCGTCGTTCTCTCCGGTGTCGGGGCCTGCGCCGATCCAGCCGTCATCCTCGATGATCGCCTGCATCTGCGCGATCAGCTTCGGCGACCGGATCTCCAGCCGTCGCAGCATCAGGCTGTCGCGCAGCTCGGCGTAGATCTGATGCTTGTTGTCGCTGTTGGCTTTCCAGGCGATGACATTGCCCGCGCCGCCCAGCGTGTCGGGCCGCTTATACAAGAACCAGCGCACCGCGCCGATCATGTCGATGATCTTTTCGCTGCCGGGCTCGCCCTGGAGAATGCCGCGCTCGGCGAGCTGGCGCAGATTGCGCACCTCGGGCAGCACCGCCGCACCGACGCCAGTCACTTCCAAGTTCGCAATATGATCACGATAAGCCCCGGCCAAATGAGCAAGCACCCAAGCCAACTGATAAGTAAGCGGACGATTTGACTGAAACTCGGCGATCTGCACCACACGGTCGGCATAGCAGCGCAGGACTTGGATGGCGTGATCATCGCTCTCGCCGCCACCGCCGCCGGATGGATCGACACCAATGCAATAAATGCCGTTAGGCTCGGGTGGCTCCCAGACTTTGAGCATGGCATGGTCGGGGCTCTCCACCTGCACGATCTTCGATGACAGGAATTTTTCGTCGAAGTTATAGCGGTAGCCTTTGTATGGCGGACTTGTTGGTCCGATGCTTTCGGCGATCTCCAGTGTGCGCGCCGCCGGGAAAAAGCCGGAGCCGGAGGCGATGAAACATTCGCGCTCGTGCCACGGATAGTGGCGCAGCATGTACTCTTCGGCGCGAAACTCGCTCTCGCGCCGCCACCATGCGATCTGCTCGGGCTTGACGACGTAACGGTAGTGCTCTTTCACATAGCGCGCACGGGCGATCTCTTCGACCGACAGGCGGCCGTCCCAATAGGTGCGATAGTCGGGATCGTCTTTCGGGATGCTGTAGGTCGGGTTGGCCCAGAACCCGATGAAGATGAACCGCATGTGGCGGTCGACCTTGGCCTGCTGGCAGTGATTGTAATACCAGTTGAAGCCGTTGGCGATGCTTTCCCAGATGTAGAGCCGGTGCGGGTTCTGCCGCGCCAGCGCCGCCTTGAGGCTCTCGACGCCCGCCAGCGACTTCCACTGCGCACACTCGGTCATGTGGCACATGTTGAGCGCGCGGCTCGCGCCGAGATCTGGATTGCTCGCCGCCGCCAGCAAGTCGATGATGCTGCGGTTGGCGAACGCCATGCCGTTGCGATTGTTCTGGACTAGTCGGTGCTCGGGCGAGCGCCATTCGGGCGGGAGGGTTTCGAGTAGGGAAGCGAAGATACGAC